CCGTTGTAGGTCAGGCCGCTGTCCACGAAGAAGCAGTCCTTCAACTCGCCGACCTGCCGGCTTGCGAACCGCTCCACGTATCGCTTCGTCACCCCGCCGATGGTGCGCTTGACGATGACGTACAGGCGGTCCTCGGCACCCTCGGCAACGGCAGCGCACGTCTCAAAGTCGCCGTCCGTCTCGTGCTGGTGCCACGCGCCGATCTGCTGCTCGGGGATGTACGTCAGCCCGAGCATGCTTCCCGTGCTCGAGATGAACCACAGCAGCGGCTGCGGAGCCTTGCTGTAGCACATGTCCGTGATATCGAAGTTGTCGAACAGGTGTGTGGCTCTGATCGACAGGTCCCCAGTCACGAACCCGCTCGCCTGCCACGAGTATCCGAGCTCGCGCACATGGCCGTCTCTGGCAGAGCAGTAGACCACCGTGTTGTTCACGATGGACGGCTGCACGTTGTTCGCACCGACGTATGACTGCGGACGCACCGAGATGGTGGTCGGCGAGATCACGTCGCTGTTCACCGGGCTCACGCGCCACTCGGCGGCGCTTGTGAGCGCGAGGAGCTGCGTTAGCGGGACGAGGTGGCGGATCGTGTTGGCCTCCCGTGCAGCGACGCGGAAGTTGATCCGGTCGGTGTCCTGCAACGGGATGTGGTAGGACATGTCGCTCTCGGTCCCGGTGCGCGTCATCCACATCGTCTGCGGCGCGTTGGTCGTGCCGGCGAACACGCGTCGCTGCTCGAAGTAACTGACCGCGCCTGGGTAGTTCCCGCTCGACGCGAACACCGTCTCGGTCACGGGCGGCGTGATTCCCATGTCTGGCGCGATGTTGTTGTCAACGAACGACGTAGCCTCGGTCTGGCCGATGAACCCGTACAAGCCGCTCTGTCGCTTGTAGACGTTGTATCGGCTCGCGCCCGACACGGATGACCATGAGATCGTGTTGTACGCGCCGACCACTGCGAGGTTGTTTGACACGCTTCCAGCTGCGGACGGCGGCGTCTCGTCGATCCCGTTGGACGTGATCGCCGTTACCACGTAGTAGTTCGTGATGCTCTCGGTCTGCTCCATCCCCTGCACCAGACCGCCGCTCGTATAGGTGCCGCCAGAGAAATCAATCGGGACGTGCGTCTGGTAGTTGAGAATCGAGAACGTCGAGTTCGTGTGGAAATCGGCAATGATGAAGAACTTGTCGTTCACCAGATTCTGGAACGTGGTGTTGCCAACCACGCCGGAGATATAGATCGAATCTCCCTCTGCGATTGTCAGGTTCTGCACGTTCGACGCAAGCGTGATGCGATCCTGCGCAATGTCCACCGAAGTGATGTTGTATCCCTGCCCTCGCGTCGCGGTCACGGTCGGCGTTCCAGGCGTGGCGATGTTCGCTCCGAAGGTGATCGTCGTGAGCGTCCACGTGGTCGCACCAAGGCGGCGCAGCTCACGCGGCGCGTAGTTCGGGTGGACGAGCGTCAGCACGTCGGCCGACTGCACGTAGTGGATGTCGAACAGGTCGGCCTCGGCGTAGGGATTCGGGATTTCGTAAATCCCTGCCGGCAGCGGATACCAGTACGTGGCGTTTGGCGGCGCGTTGCCTGTGGTCGCCGCGATGCAGTAGTAGTTCACGCCGCCCGACGAGACAAGCGCACCGATCGCGTAAGTGGTGGCACCGTTGTATGCGGCAGGCGTCCCAGGCCCGAGCGTCGCACCCTGCGTGTGGAACCGGAAGTACCCCGCGCCGAGCTCGAGCACCATCGTCTGCGTCGTGCTGAACGTGAACGGGAGCAGGCGCGTGCGCTTCGTGCTGTCCTTGACCTCGCGCACGAACGCCGTTCCGGGTCGGTTCTCTGCCGGCCCCTGCGGCAGCGCGATGAAGTTCAGCATCTTCGCCGCCCCGGTCTGGAACTTCACGTCATCAATCCGCCCCCACATCTCGGGCGAAACCTCGCCGCCCGCGAAGGACCGTGTGTAGGTGCGGGTCAGTGCCATGTCAGCGTCCAGAGATCCAGGAAGTGATGTGACCGGGCTTCACGTCGCGCTGGCTAGCGTCGGACGCCTTGGCCTGCGCGAGGTAGATCGACGCCATCTGGAGGCACCGCTGCGCCTGCCGCGCTCCCTCCTCGCCCTTCACGACCGGGCCGGCAAGGAACGACGCGAGCTGCCACGACAGTGCCATCGTGAACAGCGGGTCGAACTTGGTGGAGTCGCTCACGAGCGCCTGATAGCGCAGGAGCGCGTTCTCCTGATTCGTGTAGATGACCTTGTTCCCGAGCGTGTCCGTCTCGATCTGGTACTCCTGCGGGACGTAAACGCCGGCCGTCGTGAGCGGCGGGTTCGTCCACCCCCAGCCGTAGCGGTCGGCCGGGTAGGCGCGGACGGAGTAGTCGTTCTCCGCGTCGGGCGGCAGCACGGCCACGGCAGTCATCATGTCGCCAGGGCATGCGTAGGCGTACTTCCACATCGTGTACGGCATCGTTACCTGCGCGAGGCTGACGCGCCGCGATGCGAAGCCCCATGCGTGCATTTGGAGCAGCGTGTCCCGTGCGATGGGGTAGAACCGTGCGCAGTGTTCGGCCTGCGCTGATCCCTCCGGCGGGTCAATGCTGGCGACGGTCGCATCGTCCCCGAGGTGCGCGAGGGCGAGATTGCAGATTTCCACGACCGAGGGCATGCGACCTCCCGTAGGACGGGAGGGGCGCCGTGGTTTCCCGCCGACGCCCCTCCCTGTTCACGAACTCACTTCAAGCTCACTCCGTGCCTGCGGCCTCGGCCACCTTGCCCTTGCGGAGACGGCGAGGCGGAGCGTCGGAAACGGTCGGTTCGGGTTCCGCGCCCACGTCCTCGAGGTACTCGAGGTGGTGGTTGTACGGTCCCTTGTACTCGAACACGTCTCCGGGCTGGCGCAGCCCGTTGTCCACGAAGCAGAGAATCTTGGCCTTGACCTTCGGCATGGATGGCTCCTATCAGTCAACCTTGAAGCCGGACGCGTACACCGTGCGGCCGTCCTGGATGTCCTCGACGATGTCCGCGCTGATGACGCCGGCGCTGTGCGTGCCGGTCGTGACCACCTGGGCGCCGAGGTAGCGCAGCTTCGCCGCAGCGATCTGCTGCGGGTTGATGCGGACAGCGACCTGGGCGCCGAGGCCGAGGTTCGCGGTGGTGATGACGCCGACCTCGCCGACCACGATGTTGCCGGAGGCAAGCGTGGAGGACGAGGAGGCGACCACCTGGAACGTGGCGTTCGTGCCGCCCGCGAGCGCCGTGGTCACGGTGAACATGACGTAGAGGTCAGCACCAGCGCCGATGTCTCGGTTCTGGGTGCCCTGGCCGACCGTGTAGAGCGAACCGCTCACCGTGGCGGTGTAGGCGGTGTTGCTCTGGAGATCGACCACGTCTGGCGTGCCGCTGGTGCCGGTGATGTACGTGCCGGCGGAAGTGATGGCCCCGGTGTTGCCGAGGCGGAGGTTCTGGTCAAGAATCATTGTGTGTCCTTTCTGCCAGTCCTATCAGGACAGGCGAGCTTCTGCGTTGATGAGGGCATCGACACGGCGGCACGGAACGCCGAGGAACGACAGCCACGAGTAGGGGGTACCGAACTGCGACAGACCCTGCTGCACGGACAGCACGTTCTGGGCGCGATCCATCGCCTGGATGGACAGGCCGCCGTGGACGGTGCGGTTCATGTAGAACGCCGCACGGCCCATCGCCATGTTCGGGATGCGGTACATGGCGCGGGTCATCAGCTTGATGAGCTGGGTGGCCGCGGTGGAAGCCTGCGTGCCGCTCGCGTTGGACATGTCGCTCACGTCGATGTTCGCGATGCGAACGACGTAGCGCCAGTCCTTCACGACCAGGCCGTTCTTCCACTGGTAGCGCGTGGCGTAGGCCTGGAGGCGGTTGTTGCCGTCATAGACGGTCTGCTCGCCGAGATCCTCGTGCATGAGGCCAGCCGTCGATCCCTTCGGGAATGGGCAGTAGACGGTGTTGTCGCCCCAGACAACGAGGTACACCGAGGTGTTGTCGCTGCTGGTGCCGCCACCCTCAATGATGTTCTGGCCGATTCCAGAGGTTCCGGGAACCGCCGAGTACCGCGCCGCGAGGCCGAGGAACGACTTCGGCTCGATGGCGGGGTTGCCATAGAACATCGTGGTCGCCTGCGTCTGGTTCATGGCTTCGAGGAATGCCACGTCCTCGGACAGGCGGAACTGCGAGGTGTTGCCGTTCAGCATGGCGAGATCCTTATCGACCTCGCTGCGAGCCTCGAGGATGCCGCAGGCCTCATCGACCTGGGCAGTCGTGCTCTTGCTGTTCGGGATGCCCTGGTTGAGGGCGCGCCAGTACACGGCCGGGAGGCCGGTGCGGATCACGACGCGCTCGCCGGTGGGCAGGTTGCCCTCCTTGAACACGCAGTCCTCGAGGATCTCGTTCGACTGCGAGAGGAGTTCCGCGATGACCGGAACACGGCCCTCGGGATCGGTGCGCTTCGCCCAGTCGGCGAGCGTCAGGTTGGTGCTAGAAAGAACTGCCATTGTGGTTTCCCTTTCGTGGGTTTAGGTGCTAGTGGAGTACAGGGCGTCGGCGAGGTCATTGAACGAGCGGGGTCCGGCCGGTCTGGCTTCGCCCTTGTTGCCCGTGACCATGCTGTCCTCGCTGATCGCCTTTCCGGCGCGGAACATGAACCGGATCACTTCCGGGTGGTTCCCGAGGCCGGACTCGTTGAGCAGGCTGCGGAGTTCGGCGGTGCCGAACGCATCGAGCGCCTTCTTCGCCACGGACAGGTTCTCCGACAGACGCTCGCCGCCAAACTCCTTGTCGGCCTTGCTGCTGTCGGCCCATCCGGTGCGGACGGCCTCGATCTGCGCCGCCTGACGTTCAGCCAGCTTTGGGCCGACTGCGTCAAGGACGCGCTGCGCGGCTTCCTGCGACAGGTTCAGCTCCTTCGCCACCTTCGAGTACTCGGCAATGACCTCGGAGTCGAACGTTCGACCCTCCGGTGCCTTGA